GAACCGAAAGCGTTCCGGATGCCGCCAACGAACCCATCAATCAGCTTCTTGCCGGCCCCGAGAAGGAGTGAACCGAGATCACCTAGGGCGCCGGTGACCTTCCCCGGAATACCGCGAATGAAGGACCAGACATCTTCGGCGGCCGTGGTGATACCGGTTTTCAGGCCGCCGATCAACTCGGAGCCCTTGCTTAGTAGGGTTGTCAGGAGGCTGCCGATAGCGGACAGGGCGCGTGAGGCGATGCCGGACAGCCAGGAGGCGACGGCCTCGAATCCTTGCGTGATGCCGTTGAGAAGGCCCTGCATGAGAGGAAGTCCGACCTCGTTGAGGAAGACCGAAGAGGGCGACGAGATGCCGAAGAATCCCTTGATTGTGTCAAGGATGGCCACGCCGACATCCCAGATGGCCTCTCCGACCGCCCCGAGCATCTGGCCGATGCCCTTGATAAGACCCCAGATCAGTTGGACGCCGGCGTCGAGGAGTTGTGGAACGGCGTCGATCAGGGCTGTGACCAGGGCTTCGATGATCTGCGGAACGGCGTCGATTAGCTGCGGGACAATTTCCGGAATGGCGTCCACGATGGCTAATAGCAGTTGTAGAGCACCGTCGATCAGCGTCGGAATTGACGACGTCAGCGCCGTGACAAGACTGGTCACTATTTGCGGGATGGCCGCGACGAGCGGTGGGATGATCTGTGGGATGGCGTCGACAATGCCGAGGAGGAGTGTCACCGCGCCGTCAATGAGCATCGGGAGCGCCTCAACCAGCGTGTCAACCAGGCTTGTCACAACGTCGGGGATAGCGTCAACCAAGGGCGGGATGATTAGCGGGATGGCATCGACGATGGCCAAGAGGAGTTGAACGGCACCGTCGAGGAGGGTCGGAATGGCGTCGACCAAGGCTCGGACGATTTGCGGCACGACCGTGCCGACGGCCTGAACCAGAGAGAGGAAGAACTGGATTCCCGCATCCAGGAGGGTCGGAGCCCAGCCGAGGAGGGCCGGGATCGTCTGGGCGACGAGGTCAACAACCGCCTGGCATATGACAGGGATGAGTGGGACCGTGGCCTCGGCCAGGGACGTGAACAGGAGCAACGCCGCATCGAGCAGTTGCGGGGCCATATCCAACAGGACGGGGATGATCGCATAGACCAGATTCGTGACGGCTTGGACCAGTTGGGGCACGATTTGGCCTGCCGACACGGCGAGCGAGGAGAAGAGCGTGATTCCGGCCGCGACGAGGGTCGGTAGGTTGGCGACCAGCATGTCCCCGAACGACTGGACGATGGTAGTTGCCGAGTCGACCAGCACCGGTAGCGACTGGAGAACGCCGTCGAGGAGGCCTTGGACGAGTTGGACGCCAGCCACGAGGAGGTCTGGTACGACGGCGAGGATGGCGGGGACGATTTGGCCGATGGCGGCGACGATCTGGGGTAGGACCTCGGGGATGTTCGTGGCAATCCGGCCGACTACGTCAGTGATCTTGTCTGCCAGTTTGGGGATGACGCCGAGAAGGCCGTCTACCGCGCCGGTCACGTCGACGCTGTTCATGGCGAGCATCGCCAGGACGCCGGCGGCAAGGCCGACTGGCCCGGTGAGACTGGCGAACGCCGGGCCGAGAATCGGGATGCCCTTAAGGAGCGATCCGAGCGTTCCACCGAACATGCCGATGATGGGCAGTAATGCGGCGATCTTCGCCCCGAACGCCGAGACGTCCGTTGTCCTCATGCCAGCGGCGACCGCTTCGAGACCTGGCCGCGTGTCGTCGTTGAGGGTCTCGCCCAGAATGTTGGCGACGGAGCCGACCGAGCCCATGGAGGCGCCCCAGGCGTTCATCTTGCCCCGGAACACGTCAATAAGGGCTGTCACCTTGGGTACCCAGACGCCCAGTTTGTCGACAAGGGCGTCGATAACTGGCTGGAGTGCCGTCTGAACGGCGTTGATGGCCGGCTTCAGAGCGTCGAAGCCGTCTTTGAGGATCGGCAGGGCTGGTTGGATGAACGCCGCCCCGAGTTTCGACAGGGCAGTCATGGCCTTGCCAACCGACCCGGTGAACGAATCGACCGTTGCCAGGGATGTGCCGAGATGGTTCTCGATGGCCGCCTCGAAGTCAGCGAAACCGACCTTGCCAGACGAAACCATGTTTTGGACGGCTTCAACCGTGGTCCCCATCGAGTCGGCTAACCACTGGAGGGCTGGCACGCCCATGACGGCGAGTTGCTGAAGCTGGAGGCCTGTAACCTTGCCCTGCGCGGCCATCTTGTTCATGACATAGCCGACGTCGTCCAGGCTGACGCCGAACGCTGACGCCAGGTTGGATGCCGCCGTCAGCCCACGGTCCATGTCGGCGCCCAACTGGACCCCGGCGGCCCCGAATTGGGTGGCGAGCCGGGCAGCCTGGTCGAGGCTGAACGCCGTACCGTCGACCGCCCGGGTCGCCGAGTCCATGATCGACTTGACCTGGTCAGCCGAGTAGCCGAGGACTCGCAGCTTGTCGTTAGTCTGGTCGAGGCTCAGGGCGCGGGCGACACCGCCGGTGACGATCTGCGCGGTGAGCGCCGCGCCGACGCCGGCTATCGCCGTCAACCCGATCTTGCCCATCGTCGCGACGGCGTCGGCGACGAGTTTCCCACCCGATGTGATGACGTTTGTGATACCGCCCAGCAGGCCAGTGCCCATCTTGGCACCGGCGCTGTCGGCGACCGTCGGGAGACTCTTCAGAGCGTTGTTGACATCCGACACGAAACCACCGGTGGATGCGGCGATCGACAGGTAGTAGGTGCCGAGTTCACCAGACATCGTCGCCTCCTTCGGGTTGGTAGACGGATGACCGCCACTGGTCGTAGTCGGCTGGCGTGTCGAACGAACTGTCGGGCGTCCAGTCGTCGTCCGGGTCGGGCGCACCAGGGCGCGGATATGGGTCGGGTAGCGGCTGGGATTCCCGGCCGGCGGCCTGCCAGATCATCAGGCCGAGACGGTCAACGATTGTGGCGAGGAGTTCGTCGGCTTGGTCCCACCACCAGCCGTCTGGGTCGAGGGCGCGGTGGATGGCTGACCCGGGAATCCCGGGAATGCTCGCCGCGATGTCCGCCAACTCTTGGGCGGTCAGTTCGTCGCAGAGTTGCCGGTAGGTGCCGCCGAAATACCGGCGGAGGTCGGCGTCAAGTTCGGCGGGGAACTGCTGGCGCAGCGCGACGAGCGTCAGGAGTTTGGGTCAGTGATCCTGGCAAGAAGGCCCTTGTACCACTCGCCGGCGTCCTGGGTTTTCACCTTGTCCCCGTAGGTGGCCTGCATACAGGCGATGGCCTGGTCTGCCTGCTCTGGCCCCAACAGCCGACGCATGGCGCGCGCGCTCATGGCAGGGTTGTCTACGCTTTGCCCCACCATGTCAAGCCACACCTGGTCATCCATGTCCGATGGCGTGACCGTCCACGTCTTGCCGTCGTACTTGAACTTGACAGGCTTGTCCGGATCGATTTTCTTCGCCTTCGGCTTGTGGTCTTGCGCCGCCGGCCGGGCGGTGGTCGTCTTGGCCATGATCAGGCCGCCTTCACGCCGTCGTCGGTGTACTCGAAGAAGAACTTGCCCGTTTCGTCGTCCCGGTAGATCGTCAGTTCGACTGGGTAGGCGACGATACTGTCGTCCTTGTACTCTTCGGTGACTTCCGTGGTCGTGATCTGCGCGTTCGGGAGAACGACCCGCTTCACCTTGCCCTTGTAGGCGAACTCGGCGACCCACACGGAGTTTTCCGCGTCGTCGTCACCGGAGTAGGCGATGGCGATCTTGGTTCCAGCGGTGGTTGTCGGCGGGGTGACGGTGGCTTGGGCGCCGTAGATGGTGTCGGCCACGTCCGGGTTGAGAACCTCAATGAGGGAGAAAGCGGCCGACACACCATGTGCGGTGCGGAGGCTGTCCACTTCGTCGCCGCCGTAGGCGGTGATGGTCTGGAAAGCCTTCTTGATGGACCGCTTGAATCCGGAGGATTCAAGGTAGCCCTGGGACTTGAAAGCCGCCGACAGGGCGGTCTTTTCGTCGGTGGGTAGTGGCGTGCCGAGGGGCGCCCGGAAGAGGCAGCCTCCAATCTTCGGCTTGCCCGTCATCGTCCATTTGCGGTTGAGGTTGTTGGCCATTTCTAGTCCTTTTCGCCTGGGGTGGTCTGGTCGGGGGCGTCATCGGCCGGTGCCGTAGGCTTGGCGTGCCGGTGATCGTCTTGGGGGTGTTGTTCTGGTGACTCGGATTGCCACCCTTGGTTCAGCCAGGCGGCGGCCTGCTCGTCTGGAACCTCTCGGGTGACGTCGGCGAATGTCGGATGGAGCAAGCGCATGGCTGTCCTTTCAGGTGGCGGTTTGGATGATGACGAACGTCATGACGTAGCGAGGGCACCCGGAGTCGGGGTCACGCTGGGGAACCGGCCCGGAAATCCAGCCGTCTTCGTTGTCGGGCACGTCTTCCCAGTCGGAAACCAGGGATTCGACGTGGTCGGCGAATCGTTCGGCTGCCGCTTCCCCGGCCGCATCCCAACACTCCAGGGTGATTTGGACCGATCGGTGGGCGGTGGACAGGCGACGATTGCCCGTTCGCATGACCCTGACGAACTGGGGTGGCCGGGGTGTTGGCACCTCGCTAGTCACGGGCACGTCAAGATGTGGGGCCAGGTATGCGATGGCCTGCCCCTCAGCGTCGGGGAACACGGTTAGCCTCCGTCTGCCGCTTTCAGTAGTGTGTGGTCTCTCGCTTCGGCGTCCTGGGCGGCCTGAGTGACGGCGACGACCTCGGCCCGGCCACGCCCACGGCCGCCGGTCACCCGGGAGGGGCGGGCCTCAAACCCGGCTCCCGCCCGGGCGGCGATGCCAGCAGCTTCCTTGTCGAGCGCGGCCATCATCCCCGGCAGGGAGCGGATTTCCTTCATGACGGCGTTGAAACCGCCAGGTGGTGGGCTCCAGTGGCCCTTCGACTTGGCCATGGCTATGCCTCCTGCCGGAACACCCGGATGACAACACCCGGGGTGAAGTTGGGCGGGTTGGGGAACGGTCCGGTTGTGTAGTCTTTGGCTTGCCCGACTTGTTCCCAGTCGACGCCATTGAGCGTCCACCGTGACCGGTGGGAACCTGGCGTGCCAGGAGGCGCGTAGATGTCGACGGCGCGGCGTTGCGGGTTGCGGCCCTGCTCGAAGGCGGCCGTTTCCTCGGCGGGAGCCCACCCGTACACGGCGACGTCCACCGGGTTGGACCACCGGTCGATTTGGGCGCCATGCGCGTCAACATCCGGGGTGTAGGCGGCGACGCCGGCAACCCGACTGGCTGTGACCATCATGGCGACGGGTACGGGTAGCGCGACGGCTGGCCGGGCGACGTGTCAACCGTCCCAGCCCGACGCGACGACTGGCAGATTCTCTCCAGCAAGTCGATTTCTGAGGGCCAGAACAGGCCACGCCGGGTCTTGGTCGTATCGACGGTTTGGGACTCTTGATGCTGGTACGGACCCCACGTGCCCATCTGGTTGGTCGTCACCACGGCACCGGACGGTCCCTGGCTCGCCCACCGCAACACCGCGGATCGGAGGACAGCCAGGAACTGGGCTTTTTGGGTGCTCGACAGTGTCGCCTCATCCGCCAGACACGGGGCAACCAACGTCCCCTGGGCGACGGCGTCGTCAATCATCAACTGGGCGCGGTCCGGGTCGATATCCGGGTCCATGCCGAGAATGTCGGCGGGAACGATGACAGCCATAGATCGGCCCTCCTTGGCATGGGGGCGGGAGGATGGGCAAATCCTCCCGCCCGTCATGCACGTCAGGCAGCGGCAGCCACTGTCGCCGCGAAGGTGGCATTGGCCCGCTGAACCAACGGCAAGGCCACCGCAGATGCGAGCACATCCAGCCCTTCGGGGTCGGAATGCCCGAACGCGGCGGCGAAGATGCCGGATTGTTCGTTGGCGGGGATGCCGTACTCGGGTTGGATCGCCTCAGCGGTCACACCGTAGTCGGTCGTCCCCAACGAGCCGCCGCCGTCGATGTTGACCGCGCCAGCCGGCGGCAGCAACACCACGACACCGTCCGGCCAGACGGGCTGGCCGAAGTTGTAGGTGGCGTAGGCGTCGTCGGCGATGACCACAGTGGTCAACCCGGCATACCCGGCCAACACAGCCTCGACTTCACCGGCCGCCACCCGGTTCGGCAGGTTGTCGGTCCGGCCGAGGGCGTAGGTGATGATCTGCTCGTTCATCATCAACGAGTTCATGACAGCGTTCGATAGGAGGATCGTCGTCGGCAGGGTGCCCTTCGACTTCTCCTTGACGATCTGCCGCCAGCCGATCACGTCATCGACCGGCACGGCCTTTGCGGCCGTCCACAGTTTGGCACCCGACAAGGCGGCGGACAGGGCCGGATCGCGGCCGTAGTCGATGACCGCCGACACACCGTTTTCCGCCAACGTGACCTTGCCTTCGACGATGGCTTGCACCCGCGCCAGTTCGACGCGGGCGGCGATGCCGAGACCCAGTCGCTGGGCATACTCGGCTTCCAGGTCGCCCAGAAGGGCGAGGCGGCCGGCGTACTGCAACTGCGTGTACTCGCCGATGGGTAGCTTCCGGGAAATCGCCGGCAGGGTACCCTGTTTGGTGATCCGCTCACCCAACGACCCATAGGGTGCCGGAACGTCGAACGCCCGGTACTGGGCCACGTCGACCGGGGTTGTCCCCGACGCGTCGAACGAATAGGTCAGCGTCGGGTTGGCCCGGTAGGGCAGCCACCGGGACAGGGGCATACTCGCCTCGAATGCGTTGGCGGCAGCCTGCGCGGCGCCCGTCAACTCGATGGGTGTCCCATAGTCAGTGTTCAGAGCCATCAGTTATCACCTCCGGTAGGGGCGGCGTCCGCAAAGTCGACGCCATAGAAAACGAACAGGCCGGTAGTCTTCGTGGCCGTGTCCAGTACTGGTGTGCCGGGCAGGAACGCCGGGTCGATGATCCCGGTGACGACCATGGAGACCTGAAGCACTTCAGACGTGATCCCGCCGAAGTTGGCCTTCAACTGCTCGGGCTCCAGGAGGAACCCCGCGAGGAACTGGCGGCCGTCGTCAGCGGCCGGGTCGTACGGGCCGTACTCGGCCTTGCCGGTGACCTTGCCCAACGGCAAGCCGGACGGGATAACGCCGGTGGCGTCGTAGTGTGCCCCCGCTTGCAGCAGGGAGCGAAGAAGGGCAACAGAGATGGTGCTGTCCTTTGAGAATTGGGTCCGAAGCCACTTGTAGCTACGGCCTGGCGTGGTAGTCGTCTCGATCGACAGGTCGGCCATGACGAACTCCTTCCTTTATGTGGTGGTGTACTTTTTCGAGTACTTGTCGCGTGCCTCGGCCACGGTGGCCGTGGCGTGGGCGTTGCCGGGTCCGCGACCCTGGGATGGGTCCGGTGCGGGCCGGCGCGGTTGGGTCAGCGAGATGACCACAGCCTGAATCTGGGCGATGGACTCGTTGATTTCCTGGTCGGTCGTGCCCGTCACCAACGCCACTGCTTCTGGTGGAAGGTGGGCCGCTTCGGCGGCTTGCCGCCGGGCGACGGCCGCCTCGTAGGCTGCCACCTGATTCTGAAGTCCAGCGATCAGGTCGGCTTGTCTCTGCGCCTCCGTTTTCGCCGCGTCCTGCGCCTTGTCGTAGGCGTCAGCTTTCGCTTTCAGCGATGCGACCCGCTCACCGACGATGCGGTTGACATCCTCTTGGGTGAACGTCTTCGCGGGCGGCTGAGACTGGGCGTCTTCAGGCGTCGTGGCAGGTGTGTTTTCTTCGGTGTCGGGCATTTTTCCTCCGTGAACCCTCGGGTAGGTGGGACCCCACATTGACGCCGTGGGGAGGGCGAGTAGCGGAACCGGGACTTGAACCCGGAGTTCCGGCGTATGAGGCCGGCGTCTTGCCATTGGACGATTCCGCGTTGGCTGCTAGTCAGTCGGGGGCTTGGATGCGTCACCGACGATGCCTTGGCCAAGGCTTCGCATGGTGCCGAGAATGTCTTTCGTGCCATGTACTTGACGGGATGCGCGGTCGTACAGGTCAATGAACCGCTGTTCTTGTAGTGACGGGACCCAGTCATCCCAGTCGCCCCGGAACTCTTCGAGGCTGCATCCGCAATGCCAGTGGTAGGACTCGCCGGTCTTCGTCGTCAGGACTGTGTTTCTGGAGTACACCGGGCCACGGCTGGCCAGCATCGCGCAGAACGCGCACGGGTCACCGTCTGTCACCCGACGCCAACTGGAACGCGCCCGCCTAGCCGACTTGATGATGGTCGACCGGCCACCCCACATCGCCGTATTGGCCGCCAGCGAGGCGATCGCCGCGACGACCTGCTCCCATGTCGCAAACGGACCGACACCGCGGCCGTACTGCGCCAGAATGTCGCCAAGGTTACGGGCTGCGGCATCCCGATCAAATGACGCCAGTTCGACCGACAACGAGTCCGTCCCCCACTCGGCCTGCCGGAACCGCTGAAGGTAGTCGACGGCCATCTGGGCGGATTCCGCGTGCCCGGCCGCCTGCACGGTGAGTAGATCTTCCAGCGGAAGACCACTACCGGCGTTCACCAGCAACTGCATGGTCTGGTCGGCCACACGCGACCCGAGGATGACTTGGGACCGTCGATGGTTGTCCGTGAGCATCCCGCCCAAGCGAGTGTCAGCCACTGGCCACCGTCTCGGCGGTCTGGTGGGCAGCGTCACCCGGTGGTGCCGCCTCAGATGGCTGGGTCGCCTGCCAGTCGGCGGCGATCTGGGCTTGTTCGGCTGGAGTCAGGCCGACACGGTCATAGGTGACCTTCGACCTAGGCGGCAAGATGTTGGCACCCACG